CAGACCCCAAGGACTACCGCTAATACGAACATTTGGAATATGAATAACAGGAATAACGCCAAGAGGATTAGGGCGCGAGTCAATAAGTTCATCATTGATGTATTCCTCGATTACGTCATCTGTCAATATCTCGGTGTAAGTAAAGACCTGACGTGTTCCTTCTAGTGATGTGCCCCAGAAACGATACTTGAGCTTGAAACGAATCAAGCGTTCGCGGTCGTGTGGGTGAAACTCTGGGAAAGCAAACGACGAGTTCAGGGGAAGAATGCGAACTCTGCCTGGATGCTTGCGTCCAGCGGGGTCTGTGTAACCCTCTTCATAAGCTACCTTAATGAAGCAGTCTCCTGAGACTGCGCCTTGCTGACCAATTTCCCAAAGAACTGTGGCCTTGTTATTATCTACTTCCCAGGCTCTTTCAAGAATATCTGGGATAATTGCTTCTGTTTCCTTAGGAGAGCGGAAGTTAACGCCCTTACCAAAGGTAAAGTTAATGATGAAATCTGTAAATGCGCGGTAGTAGTTAAGCGCCATTTGAGTTTCGCCTGTTTGACGGCGATAAGACCAGTGATGACCTAGATACATAGCCCAGTTAAGGCTGTAACGGTTTAGACGAGGACCGTGAACTTCAAACTCTTCGTCCGCCAGTTCTACAAGCCCAAGCGGGGAAATCGAGATGGTTAGATCAGAAGACGCTGCACGATAACTCGGAGGCGAGAAATCAATTGCGCTCACCAATCACCTCTTTCCCTGGGGTAACTATAGGTTACTACTAATTGTCGATAAATACTTAAAGCGACACGCTTATCTAAAGCGCTCCCCGCGAATAAGGTTTTTACCAATGTTCTTACTTACCTTTGCTTTTTGCTCTTCTTTTTGCTTATCGCGCTTCTCTTGTACGTAATCGCGGAAGCGAGGATCAACATCTTTTTTAGATGGAACAAATCTTCCACCGAGTTGCTCGTAGTGGGAGTGTACCCAGTGAGCTGCTGCGGGAGATGGGTAGGTACGGAACTTAGACCGCGCTTGCGCAGTCAACATGTTCCAGAGTTTTGGATTAGCTGGCTCTTGTTTAGGAGCCTTCTTAACTTCTTTACCTGCGATGAGTGCCATAAGATGTCCTTAGGAAGTGACCCGCCTGGTGCGCATTGTTAAGAGGCGTGGCGGGTACTGTGTCCTTTAGATTAGTCCTGAACTACTGCAGCGTTAGCAGACTTTTGGTTTGCTCCGTTACGAATAACTTCTTCGATACGGTTGTCACCATGGTCAGCAAAACCACCAGCAGCAAACTCAGTTAGATGTGCTGGAGCTTCTACCCAAGCAGCAGAACCGACGTGTGCGCGTTCGCGCATTGTCTCTTCTGGAAGCTTTTCAAATACGTTCTGGTTACGGTTTGGGCGGCTTGGAGCAGGAACATACCCCTGCATAGCTCCCTTAGAAAACTCGTTTGGAACGTCTGTATCTGTTGCGATGCCTTCTTCAAAACGAAGTGGTCCGCGTTGTCCTGGAGTTGCAGGAGAGACCTTGCGGTCATAGATGTTCGCTGCGCGCTCTGGGAACTTTGGATCTGGTGCAATTGCCATTGTATGACTCCTTATAGGTTGAGGTACCTCATAGAAAAGTGTGATACATATACTCTCTATAGTCAGGCTAAAGTCGTATTTATCTGTAGAACGGTGAAGAACTTACTTCTACGGAAGGCATTGTTAAGTCCATGGTTAGAGAGACCGCAATAGCTAAGCTGTCAGCAAAGTCGTCATGAGCATGGGCTTCCTCCGGAGCTTTAGCCAAAAAGTTAGGTCCAGTAAACTTAGTCTCTAGATCTGTCATCTGTTGGTAAAAGCGTTTCCAAGTTCTAAGGCGGCGCGTTTTAGCATGGGCAGGCCACCCAATCATGCGGCGGTCAATAAGAGCTTTAAGATGCTTCCAACGCTTAGACTGCTCAGGTTGGCTACTGCCTACAGATAAGACCTCAGCTCGGGGAAGAAGTATCTTTAACCGCTGAGCTACTGCGTCACCCACACCGTTTGCGTCTACTCCTACAGCAAGTACATCGTAGCTCTGTAAGAAGGTAACTATCTGGAAGTACTGGTCTTCCCAGTCATCTCCCTGTATCTCTAGCCAGTTAAGGATTCGATGGTCAAAGTACCCAAACTCATCTGGACGATCCCAGTCAACCCATACAACAGTGACAACAGTTGAGTCCATCTTACGAGCAGGGTCAATCCCCACAACAACTGGAGAACGGTGCCAAGCTTTAACAACTTCTTGTGAAGTGTCTCCAAGCTCATCCATAATGGTAGATGTTACGAACATGCCGCGCTCTAGAAGCCAAGTGCAGTTGTATGCCATTTGAAATTCGTCAGAGTCCTCGCCAATACGTAGCATCTCTTTTTTGATGTACTTGCCGTAGTTAGGGCTTACTTTTGACACGTCCTTGTAATCCCACTGAAAGTGGTTCTGTCTAGCCTTAGCACCTGTCTGACGACGCTTGTTAAGCTGAATAGCACGGTAAAAATTATTCTTATGGGTGGTCGGTGTTCCGGTTTTAATCATAGTTCCGTTGTAAGCAGCCAACATAGGGGAAATAGACTTTGAGACGATAAAATCGTCAGCCTCTTGGCACTCATCAATAACTACTAAGTGAAATGACTCAGACTCAATCTTAGCTCTTGGGTTAGCTGTCATCATAATAATGCTACTGCCTGAGTTTTTTAATTTGATCTGTCGTTTTACGCCTGACACCTTGCTAAGGCTGTCATCAATCTCAGGATCACCAAGTATCTCTAGAGCACGCTCAGATGTAAGTCTATTTACAGTACGTCCAAATAGAGTTTCTGCCTGGGTCTCAACTGGAGCAAACATACCTACCCAAAGACCTTTTTTGAACTTACCTAGTAGGTCTGGGTACATCTTAGCTAATCTTGGAAGTAGAACCATCAAAGTAGCTACTGTGTTAGCGATTGTCTCTGACTTACCTGACTGACGTGCGGCAAGGGCTGTAATCTCCTCGCCATCACCGATGATTACGGATTCAATAATGCGTCTAGCTAGAGGTAATTGATAAGGTCTAAGCGCGTGCTCTTCTTCTTCATCTACGCCTACAAGAGCGTCCATGAATTGAATGCAGCGGTCTACCAGACGACCTACAAACTCTTTTGATAGCTCGTCGAGTTCCTCTACTTCATCTTCAATAATTGCTTCTTCAGCGTTATCTTCGGAGTAGAACTCGTCTTCGTCTTCTTCTAATAAGTGTTCCATATTCGCCTTATTTTAGACTGAAACAAAAAGCCTGGGTGGTTAAACCCAGGCTATCTGATGCCACCACGGGGAGAGGAAGAGAGGCGGTATTAGTGTATCATAAATGTCGATAAATACATTTATCGGCGTGTCATGCGAACGTGCAGAGCGTCAACTACAGCATGAAGAGCTTCTGCTCCTGCTAATGCCTCATCCAAATAAACTTGTTCACGACTCTTCTGATAAAGAGATAAGCAGCGGCCTACATCGTAAATAGCGTTGTCCATCCACATCTCTAGCTCCCCTGTTGGGATTCTAGAAACGCGCTTAGCTACCTTCTCAGTAAAAGGCTTATTCCATACTTCTTTAGACTTCCCGAACACGAGCAGCCCCTTTCTCATCGACCCTAGCTCTCATAGCTTTCATAAGTAGCTCATCGATAGCTTCATCGTCATCTGGGTGGATATTAGGGTTATGCGTAAATAGACCTACATATAAAGCTGTGTGGGTGAATGGTGCACGAAACACCAAGCACTTACCTTCTCTAAATGGGTGCTCTGTCTCGTTTGTAGTGCCCACTTCAACTATAGGAAGGGGTTTACGATGCCAGTACTTAAGTTGTCCGCCGTATAGTGGTCCGTATGTTTTCACCTAGTTCTCCTTAAAGAAATCCTCTGACTTCCAGTTTCTTAAGTCACCCTTTTGAATAGAAGATGCTTTAGAAGATGAATCGCTTACTCGGGCAAGTGTACCAGCAGATATATTCATCAGTTGCGCCGGGCCGTGAGAAGAACACTCCTCCTCCAGTTTAGGAAGGTACGAGCTGGTGGAGTTGCTCCTTTTAAGACCAAGCCACGTATCTGTACCAATGTCGTTATACTCCCACCAAGTGTTGTCTCTAAAGACTATATAAACAGTCTTAGTTGTTGGGTTATATGCGATAGTCCAAGCGCGTGGTCTGGAGGGGTTACGGGTAGGGGCGGTAAGTGTTTCTACGCCAGCATCTGCAACCTCAACACCGTGAGCACGCATAGAGTCTTCAAGCCCTGCTGCCATCAAATCTTTAAGACTAGGCTTAGGCATTATTCCTCACAAACGTGGTGTTCTGTTTCGTTTTCCATAACTCTAGCAAAACAACTGCCACAACGCATTACTTTAGGGGGTTTAAAGTT